TAAAGTCGCGCTGTCAAGTTGGAACTGGTACTCGAACGGCGAAAAATACAACGCTACGTTGGCGCGGTCTGGGTAAAAAGCAATGGACGAGCCTTTAAGGGCTGCCAAAACAGTAGAACCACGGAACGTTATTTCTACTGGCGCTCCGATAATACTTTTGTATGTACCGCCACTTGTGACGTTTGGGTAAAACGTGTCATTAATGCTTGGCAGACGAGCAAAATCAACAACGTCTGGTGCATAAGTTGTATCAGAAGCCAACCGAAACGGAATCAAACCATCGTCGGAATTGACTGTCAAGACATAGTTGGCAAGGTCTAACGCTGCCTCGGTGGTTTCGCTTTGAGTTTCATATTGCAACGGGTTAAAGGGTGCTGTACCTGTTTCAGCTGTTTGTGTTGCAAGGCCTCGAGGCTCAACGTTTACTTGAGTAAAACTGTCTCGGACTGAAGTTAGATACTCAATGTCGGAAAACTTTTCTGCTCCGACTGTCCCAGCATCGCTGAACGCTAGCGGTGTAGACCATTGGAAGCCGGTCGGCGAGAAACCTGCAGCGAGTCTTGGGTCAACGCTAGAACGGTTTTGATCTATCTCAAATGCCTCATATTGCAGCTGTCGTAAAACTTCATTCATGAGGTCAAACGATGAGCCGCTGTAAGTTAATGCCGAGCAACGGATGACGTCGTTTTGCACTTCATAAGACTTCACGCCGGCATTTCCTGCAGCTGTGCCTAACCTGACGCTCGCCAGTTGGTTTAGGAAAGATTTATTAGTGAAAATGTTTTGAGATAACTGTCCGATAGCTCCGACGGCTTCTATGGTTATGCGGTCGGCAGGTGCTGCTCCTGTAACACTGTTAAACGGTATCGCGTACTCGCGTTTAACTTCGATAATCTGCCCTTGGAAATAGCCGTCTGAACTAGCCGACGACGTAGCGCGAACATCAATAAACTGTCCACGCGCTAAAGGTAACGCGTAGCTAGTAGCAGGTATTAATTCTAAACTGAGGCTAAGCGGTTGTGGTGGGTCTTGGAACCGTTGCCGACCGCGTGTGATGACAGCGGACTGGACGCCAGTCAAAGCAGTATAAGTCCCGTCAATCGTTGCCGAATAGGAAACTACTGGCGTCGTGTACGGCATCAGGCTCCGCCAATGCGAATAGGTACAGCTCCGTGAGTTTGCATATATTTACGCAAAGAGTCAACTACTGCGCGTGGGTCGCCTCCGTTGACGTTGATGTTGATCGTGTTGCCTCCCATGCTTCCGAGTCGGTCAAGTGGGATCACTGCTTCAGGGCCTTTTTCGCCGATCATGGCGATCGTCGGGCCGGTCGTAATTCCTCCCTCAGCTAGTCGAGGCAATTTGACATCTGGGATTGTGCCGAAGTTGACCCAAGGCCCTGCAGCTTTGTCAATGCCATCCAAGATGATGTTCAAGCCTTTAATGGCGAAATTTAAGCCTTTTTCCATTGCTGAGATGACTGCGTTGATTACACCTTTGAACGCTCCGCCGATGCCGTCAAAGATTGCTTTTCCGAGATCTGCTAGTTCTGCAAAACCTGCTTTGACCGCGCCAAACACAAACTGGACGACTCCCCACCAAGCCATAAAGCCGGCTTTTAGTCCGTCAATGGCTTTACCGAAAATGTTGAATTTGGCTTGTAATGCGACAAGTGCGGCAATGATTGCGAGGATGACGATGACACCTGTGGCAACGTACAGAGCCGTGAATGATGCTGTCAGAACTCCGTTGAGGACTGTGGTCAATGTTTGGATCGCGTTGTAAATGGCAAGAGCTGCGTTGATTCCGATGATTGCTCCGGCGAGAGTGCCGATCACTATTCCAAGGGTGACGATGAGTCCAGTGTTTTCTCGAGCCCACGATGAAAACTTCAGGAATGCTGGAAGTAACTTCTCGACCAGTGGTGCGACAGCTGCACCGATGGACTCTTTAAGTTCGCCCATCTGAATTCCGAGGTTCTTCATCTTGCCTGAGGTCGTGTTTGCTGCAGTAGCTGCTTGACCAGAGAAAGTTTTGCCAAGAGCTGCAAACACTTCGTCGGCTGAAGCACCGTTCTCAACAAGGCTTGCAAGTGCTGGATCTAGTTTCTTAAGTGGGCCGAGGTTGCCGTTGAAAGCCTTTGAGAGAGCGTCTGAGACTGCGCCGAGATCTTTACCAGTACCGGCAGAGATGTCTAGGGCAAGGCTGAGGAGATCTTGAGCCTTGGTGACATCTCCTGTGCCTCGAACTAGCGAGTCAAGAGCTGGGCGTAGTTCGTCGTCGGCGACAGCTGCAGCCATTGAAGTTTTGGTGATGAAGTCCTCAACTGAGGCAATTTGAGCGTCGGATGCTCCAGTGACGTTGCCGAGAGTGGTGGCAAGTTTTTGGGCTGCAGCGTCATCTTCGGCGAACGCTTTGACAGCATCAAAAGCGACAGCACCGAGAGCTGCAATCGCGAGCCCTGCAGGGACTGCTGCCTTCTTAATCGCGAAAGATGCTTTTTGTCCGTTGGTCTCAAGTTTTTTGAAGTCGTTGATGGCCTTGTTTATGCCGGCAGGATTCCATTCGCTGACGATGGGAAGGTTGATTGCCATTAGCGTTTCACCAGACTCTTGTTGGTTTTGTCCATGACTTCAATGACGATCTTGTCAACATTGCGTGTGATCTCGTCTAAGTAGTCGTCAGATCGCGCCCAGACGAAGCGTGACGGGCCACGACCGAGAGATGCTGTCAAGTATCCAGCGAAGCCCGGACGGGCTCTGAGAGGGTTCTTGTTGCGTGTTTGGTTTGGGCCTCGTCCTGCCATGTCTGCCATTGACAGAGCTGCACCTTTTGCAGTGATCTTTACCGTGCCGACCGACTCGAATTGTGCGCCTTGCGAAAGGTTGCGTGAGCGTGCTTTTCGAGTGTCAACTTTAATCGTGACATTCTTTGACTCGGCTTTCCATGCGGTGCGTCCGTTGTGCTTTTGTCCTTGTAACGGTGCAGACGATGGGATTGAGTCTTTGATTGCCGAGAACAAAGGGTTCATGGCGTTCTTAATGTCCTTGGTGATCTGGCGACGAAGCGCAGGATCAACCTTGTTGATCTCACGAAGAGCCTGCTTCAGTCCGTCATACTCGATTCCGACTGATGCTGCCATTATTGCTTTCGTCTCTGCTCGTTGATGATCTGAACGCAGGTCGCCAGATCGTCTGTTTCAAATGTAATTGTCGGAGGCCAGTATCCGGTCGCAACGAGCAGCTCTGCTAGTTGTTTCCGGAAGCCTCCTGCGTAGGGACTGCCGATTCAGTCTCCACAACTTCTAGATCTTCTAATTGCTTAATGAATTCGTCAAAGGAGATCGGTACTGGATGACCTTGCGTTCTGCTGGCTTCGTAGGCCATGAACGCAAGATCTTCCATTCCGATTCCGTTTGATAGATCTGATGATCGTCGCTTGAATTTGCGTTCCCATGCGATGATCACGAAAAGGTTCGTGACCACTTTGTAGGTCTCACCATCGGTGAGCTTGACGCTGAGTGTAAGTTTCATTGTTCTCCTAGTCGGGGTTCGGATTACTTACTTGATCAGGTGATGTCTCGTGCGTAGGTTCCGCCCTTGAACACTGCTTCGACTACTGAGAGCTCACCGACGGTCGTGTTGATTGGTGTCACAGTTTCCAAATAGCAACCAGTGAGAGTGTACTCAGGATTCGAAGCAGACTCAGTTGTTCCGGAAGGACTGACAACGATGGTGGAGGCCACACCGAACAAAGTGTTCAAGTATGTTTCTACTTCGGTCGTTCCGTAACCTTGGAACAAAGTCAAGGTCAATTCATTACTGAAGAGGCCCGCCGTGTAGGTGCGACTGGTGCTTCCGAAGCTTGTATTTTCCAACGCCTCGGCGGTCAAAGTGAGCACCGCTGCAGAACATGAAGTCGTCAAGGCCATAGCGGAAGGGCTGGTCACGTTGACTGTTGGATTGGATAAGTATGTTGTGGGCATTGTTTGTCCTTTTATCTGCGGCTTGAGCCGATTCTAATTGTGAGGTCGTAGGCGGGTAATTCTTGCGATCCGATCTGAGCGACTGTAGGCCGTCCAGATACAACTGCGAGAGTGGAGTTCATGAGCGCATCAACGACTCCGAGTATGTAGTTCGTAGCGTCGCTGTTGCTGGGTGGCGCGCCCAACACTCGGAGA